CACCGTTTTGCGTCATAACTGGTGGTGTTTGAACAAATACCTCAAAAGAATTATTATCTAGGTATCCGAAATCTCTTATATTAGTTGAAAACTTGTTTATGTTAAAAGCCATTTTAGTCCCTAGTAAGGTGGTGAACCAGCATATCTTTTATTTGAGTTTATTTTCCATCTATGAATTGGCAACACAGCAGCCTTTTCCCAATTAGACGGGTCAACTTCATGAAACGAACTTCTAACATGACTATAAAGATATCTCTTTATACACCCATCAACGCCTTTAAAGACGTTTGAATAACCTCTTAAAATTTCATAAGACAAACTAAGCCTTTTATTCATTTTATATTTATTTTCGTCAGTAAATTCTACTAAAGAGTTTAATAACCTGACTCTGGCCAATGCCGGAAGATAATGTAGGTTGATACCCAAAAATCCGTCTATATACATCTCAACGGGCATAGTTAATGGATACATATCGTAAAAAGGAAGGGTGGCTTTGTATTTTGGATCATACAAATAAAGGTACATTCCTCCAATTTGAGGCAATGACATCTTTTTAAAATATTTGTTTGGTTCTGCTTTGGTCTTATTTGATTTTAAATCTTCGACAGAATCATTGAACCAATCCTCAGCTGAAAGAGATTTGTCAGCTAAAGCTCGGGCAGAGGCTCTTAGAAGGTCATTGAACGTATTTGGCATTAATAACCTTTCGGTAATCCTAGTTCGTTTTCTGTCATTATTATGAATTCAAATCCTCTATCTTTGCAGTATTCACGAGCAGCTTTCCATTTGGCTGAATTTACACCCCAAGTCATAACTTCATTAACATATTTTCGACTTTTCTTTTTGCTTTCAGTAATAGTTGGCGGCTGCGTTTGCTTGAAGGGTTTTACCTCTATGAGCACAGTTCTAGTCCCGCCTCCAGGCTTATTCATTTTTGCAGTAAAATCCACATAATAGCGATGTATTCTATTATCAACTGGCGATCTATATGGTATTATAGTCTCCTCTGAAGACCACCATATTATGTTAGGGTCAATATCAAATCGACTCATTACTAATAATTCCCATCGAGAACGATAAATAATGTTGGTTGGATCGCCTTTGTATTTTTGAGGATTCCTTGGTTTAAAATAACCTTGATACTTAGCCATGTTCTATATCACTAATAAATAAACTATATTTATTCAAATAATAAAAGGGAATCATGGCAGTACCTAATTTTCCACAACCACCGGGAAGAAATATCGGAAGCGGGGCGGGCATGACCTTCCCTTCGGATCTCATCACAAATGGTAGAGAATACTATACCGAAATAAACTTCCAAAGTTACGAATATGCCACTGCAACTGGTTTAGGAGCTCTTTCCTTTGGTGGAGGAGTTAGATTACCCATTCCAAGAAGAATTAATGATAATGAAAGTATTATTTGGGAAGAATGGTCAGGAACACAAGCAGCACCACAGCTTTTAAATGCAGGGGCTGGTATAGCTAGCACATTTGGTGCTGGTGCAGTTGCTAGAGTAGCACAGGGACTTGGCGGTGTTATGACTGGCTTGACAGCTGGTGTTGATATGGCTGGAACTTTTACTGGACAATCTGTAAATCCATTCCAGTTTATGATGTTCAAAAGACCAAATTTCAAAGAATATACTTTTAGTTGGATATTAGCTCCGAATACAAGAGAAGATTCTGATAATTTGAAGGATATTATCAACAAATGCAAAAAATCTGCTTTGCCTTCAACTGGTTCTCTTGGTGGCGGATTAATGAAATATCCAGATATTGCCATGGTCAGATTTAGACCAGATGATTATTTGTTCAAACTAAAGCCTTGTGCTATTCTAGGTGTTCAGGTGGACTATACAGGCGCAGGACCATCGTTTTTCAAAAGTGGCGCACCAACAATTGTAACTCTTACTATGCAATTAAAAGAACTTCAATTGCAGAAAAAAGACACATACGTAGAGTAAGACATGGTAGATAGATATTTCGACAAACACCCAATTATCAATTACGGCAATAATAATGCCGTAGATATTACAAAGCGTGTTGCTTTGTTAGAAAAAGTTTCAACAGATCCTTTTGCTTTTTATCCTTATGAAATTACTTCCAACGAAAGAGCGGATCAACTAAGTTACCGTTATTATCAAGATCCATTTAAAAGTTGGATATTGTATCTAGGCAATAAAATAGTTGATCCATATTACGAATGGTATCTTCACACAGAAGAATTCCAAGAGTATATCACCAAAAAATACGGTTCATATGTTAATGCTACTGATAAAATTATGTTTTACAGAAACGATTGGCCAAATGTAGAGGACATTAACGTAGAAGTCTGGAACTCATTACCCAAAACCTTAAAAAACTATTGGGAACCAAATTTTGGACCAAATAACAAAATTATTGGGTATAAGAGAAAACAGGTTGATTGGAAAATAGTAACAAATAAAATGGTTTCCTATCAGGTGTCAAACACAAACTTTATTGTGGACGAAATAGTTGATATTGTATTTGATGAAATTAATTCTGGCTCAGGACAAATAGCATCAATTGCAAACAATATGATAAATGTTCAACATGTCAGCGGATCATTTTTCACAAGTGCCACAGTAGTAATTAAAGAAAATAGTTATATATACGGAAGAGAAAGCACAGTGAATACAGTTTTCACTTCTGTTACTTCTGTCGCTAATAATCTATCAGAAGAAGAATATTCTTATTGGACTCCGGTTACTTATTTGGAACATGAAAATGAAAAAAATGAGTTCAATAAATCTGTAAGAGTTATCGATAGTAGCCTCAAACAAACCATGGTCAATAATCTAAAAGATTTGATGAGAGAATAATATGGCTATTGGTGATATTAAAATTTCTTCATTGAAGGTTGGACAAATGGATTTGATCCAAGGGGGAAAGGTTTCTCTCGTTGGTTTCAACATTTATGAAGATATTCTAAATCCTTATGGACCATTAGCTGAAATAAGAGTTCTCGATCCAACAGATCAATTGGGCAAAACAAAATTAAATGGTTCATACGACCAGGATGTTGAGATAAATTTTTCTGGCGACAATTCTATAGCAGGAATTGGTGGCGGACATAAATTAAAGATGAAAATGTTTCACAACAAAGATTTGAACGATCAATCTTTGAATAACGTTGGTTCTGGACATCACAAACAATATGACATTAGATGCGTTTCGCCAGAGTTTTTAAACGCTCAAGGTAACTATGTTGAAAAAAGTTTCAATCAAGAAACTTCTGAAGCAGTAAAACATATAGTTGAAAAGGGATTCAAATCTAAAAAACAATTCAATGCTGGTAAGACCAAAAAAAGAAGATTGATAATTCCTAAGTCTCATCCTCTAGATGCTTATAAACAAATAAGCACTGAGCATGTTTCGGACAAATATGAATCCTCTTGTTTTGTGTTATTTCAGAAATCAGGTCAATCTGGTGGTGAATATGAGTATCACTTTAAAACTTTCGAAGAACTATTTGAAGGCTCTTCAAAAGTAAAATTAAAACAAACCACTAATTTGAATTTTGAACTCAATAATAGACAAGAAAGACAAAATTCTGTTATGTGGTTCAAACCATCAAAGTCTTTTGATAGTGGTCCAAGAGCGTTAGATAAATCTTCAGAATATACTTTTGATTATACTACGCATAAAGTTGTGGCTGTAAACCAACCAAAAAGCAATAACAAATTTAAATTTGCAGATAGAGATCCAGTTTATAACAGTTCGCCTTCATATGTTGATAAAGGCGTACCAACTCATTATGTGCATGATAAGGCAAACAATAAAGAAAAACATGAAACTGCTTCAGCTATGACTAAACGAGCAGCTTTTTTATCTCATCTGGCCCAAAATTCTGCAGAGTTTGAAACTTATTATAACCCTGATATCAAATTAGGAGAAATGATAGAGCTTGATATTCCCACAAAAGCAAACAGTGATTGGGAAGGTGGCGAAAAACAAATGAATGGTAAGTTTTTGGTTGTTGCTATTAGAACAAAATATAGAATAGCAGCTGAACCACCTCATTGCACTATGGTAGTTAGAGTTGTAAAGGCTTCTTATAAAGAAGGTGGAGGAGGTCAAGCATGACATTTCATATAGCAGAAGTCAGAAACTTTGAAGACGATCCTACTAAATCAGGACGTGTGAAAGTTAGAATATACAATAAACATAACGACGAACAACAAGTAAAGGATGATGAGTTGCCATGGGCCATGGTGCTTCATCCAGTCACTTCGCCAGCAACGTCGAGAATAGGAATATCTCCTTCAGGTCTAGTGGTTGGTTCTAGAGTTTTGATTATATATTCTGAAGAAGATCATGCTAAACAATATCCTATTGTTATAGGATCATTGGCAAGAGGTGATATGCCAGAAGGACATGAAGATAGTAATGGCGGTGTAGGAACAAATACTGATGATGCTAAGAAAAATTCTGGCGGTAAAATTAAAAAACCAGGCATTGATAATCCAGCTTGGACTAAAAAGGATAGTAATTAATGGCGCCTAAACCAGCTTTTGAAAAAAATAAAAAGAGAGTAAGTCCGAACAATCAAACTATTGGTGGTAAAAAACCAAAAATTGATGCTTCGGTAAAATATGCTGATGCGCCAGCAGTTAAGCCAGACGATTCAAAAGAACTTTCTGATGTCAGAGATAAATTTGCTCCTAATGCAGACAAACCAACAACTGCTTCTGGTGATAAAGGTATCACAGATTTACCGCAATTAGTAAAACAAATTGATCCTCAAGGTAAAGCACAAGTCATACCACAAATGTATCAACAATTGATGCAAATGACTAGTATATTGTCTATGGGTAGTGGTTTTGGAGGTGGTGGTGCTGGTGGGCAAACTGGTTTAAATCAAATACCAGTATTACCTTCTGGTATTTCTTCAGTATTAGAAGATTCTTTTACTGGTGCTTTGGCTATTTTGGTTAGAAAATATGGATTTGAAAGAGTAATACAAGTTTTTGTTGAGTTACTCTCAGAAAACAGAATAAATCTAGTTGATATTAGATATAGAAAAATTGTTGAGAATGCTATGGCAAACTTGATAAAAGTTTGTCTATATTATGGACCAGAAGATATTCCTGTGTCAGTATACGAAACAGTTGTATTTGGAGTTGATGTGCCCGATCCTTTGGTAGATCCAGCTGCTGTTCCTGATTTTTACCAAAAACAATACTACACTTTAGCAACAGACCCGTATCCTGGATACTATGAATGGAGATCTCCAGCTTCTACGGATAAGGTTTGGACAAAAAAGGAAGAAAATTCTTATCACTTTTCTTCATCAAGTCAAGAAATATACTCAAATTCAGAATTGGGATTGGCAGAAGATCTAGATCAATATGTGAAATTACAAACACCACAACCTAATTTGGAAATTGGACCGCAACCTATTTTGACAATTGCAATATTTAATGAATTGTTGATAAAAAGATCAAACTTAATAGAGCAAGATACATTAAACAACAACATGGGAAATAATTCTGGTGGTAACTCCGGCAACAACGGAGGAAATAATATGGCTGGTATGATGGGTGGCCAATTACAGCAATTATTGCAAATGTTACAATCTGAACAATTACCAAAATCTGTATTGAACCAAGGCGAGATTAATAAAGCTTTGCAACAGTATACAAAAGATATGTCGTTCAACAATCAGCTCTTTGAACTAGGAAATATGGCAATGGGCGGTGGTTTGGGCGGAG